TACTCAGCCTCTGCGCTACGTCTTCCCGCCATAAATTCTGTATTTACTAGCACCGCGCACCTATTACTTAAAATGGATATAATGCGTGCCAAAGCCGCCAAACAAAATAATTGCTAATAATATAACGAACAATAAAGCAAACGGGCTGACGCTACCACCACGGTATCCATAAAAACCGCCGCCGCCGAGCAATAGGATCAACACCAAAATAATCAACAATGTCGGCATGACATACCCCCAAACTTTAGTTGTTACGTTAACGTAACAACTAAAAACAGAAAATCAGCAAAACGGTGATCTATGCGCGATAAGGTTGCTTATCGCGCATAGATCAATTCTTTCGCAGTCAATCGTCGAGTTTCGCTGCGTTTTCGCCGACTAAATGATGAAGAGGCTGACCACCGAACGGTTTGTGGTCAAATTTTATGCCTGCACGACGCAACATAAGCTTGATATCTTCCATCCATGCAGTTGTTTGCTCTCCGAAATCAGATAACGTGCAAATCGTATGAAGAGCGCCTTCTATCCTACGCTTGGTTTCTTCTTTACCTGTCTCAGAAGTCTTTGCTTTAATACGAAATTTTAACGGTGCGTCTGCGTCATATCGAAACGCGGACCATGGCGCGTGGAGCCCATAAACAAACGCAGCTTCTTCTGGGGATACGAGCATGCAAGCTCCGGCTAAGCCGTATCGATGCATGACTTGTTTCACTTCATCCAGTGCTTTTTGTAGCTTTGGATCATTTATTGGCCGATCATTTATCATGTCACGAAATCCTAGCGAGAAGATTGTATCCTTCGCGCGTCACTTTTAGGCTGACTTGACGCCCGTTCGTCACGGTGACATCGCACACAAGAAGCCCTAAATCAGTCAGCAATTGATGCGCACGCGTCACAGATGGCCTAGGAATGTTTAATCGCTCGGCGATAGTCACAGGTGAAATCGGTTGCTTTGTCGCGCACACAGCAAGAACCGCAATCGCGCGCGGCGTAAGTTTCGGGCTTAGTCCATTTTGAACGGCGCGAACGATATCAATGACCATACAAAAATCTCCGCAAATTTTATGCGCCCTTAATAATATACGCCACTATTTCTTGGACGTCGAAACGACATACCAATGTCTGTTACCTGAAAAGATCGGTTTCTCGTAAAAGCAGTGAGAACGCCAGTTAATGTCTGCAAGCTTTCTCCCAGCCCAATATCCGATATAGAAGGATCCGAAAATCAAACCAATCCACTCGCACATAAAACGCCTCCACCTAAATCATTACGCTGACACGCTCTATACGTGTGCCTGTATGCGTCTTTGTTGCCAGCCAGTGTTCCACAAATCCGCCGAAGTTAAAACCACGCGGATCAATAATCCAAACAGCTTTTTTAGTGATTTGCGCGCGATAACGCAGGCATTCAAGCAGATCCTCAATACCTTCGCTGGATAGCCAAGCTGCTGGCTCGTCATAGACCTCAAACTTGAAATCAACGCCAGCGTTGCGCTGTATCATCGAAGCCATGCCAAGCGAGACAGCTAGCTTGATGCGCTGCCCCTCGCCGCCGGACCACACTTCCCACGGCGCTGCTGCGAGAGGTGATTGCACCAAAACTTGAATACCGGCTTTCATGCTACCTGACTTGGTTTCTACCTCGGTTGCGTATTTAATTTTCCAATCAGGCAGGCCGAGCACGCTTGCGGCGTTTGCGGTCTCGATTTCAAACGTATCCAAAACACGCTGAACAAGAAACAGGCGGACGCGTTTAAAAGCTTGTTTCCAATACTCTGCATGAGCGGCTTGTGCGAGCGCTACAGCCTCGGCTTCGCCGTGCTGGTCTATTCTCTCGGTCAGCGTTTTTGACCGCTCTAGCGCGCGCTCTAGACGCTTTGCGTGGGGGTTCTCTTGCGCCGCGTGAATACGCTCGATGCGCGCCGCCGCGTCGTCTATCGAGCGCTCAAGAAATTTGATGCGCTCAGATACCGAGGCAATAGCTTGTAGACACTGGCGTTGCTCTGACAACAGCCTGTCGTTATCCGCTCGAAAATCAGAATAAATTTTTTGCAGCCGATCATGTTCGGATTTAAGTTTTATATTTTCAGCAACGGTTTCTTTTATCCGTTTATCGATCGCATCGACGTTGCGCCGAAGCATGGCAACGGTCATCATCTGGCCGCATTGCGGACAGGCGCCGTCACCTAGTTTAAGATGTTCAGCAAAGAATTTCCGTTCCTGTTCTAGTTCAGGTATAAGGCTGCGAGATTTGTATTCAAGTTTTGACGCGACCGATACCTTGCGCTGTCTTTCCTTTAGCTCAGATTCACTCAGCCCGAGACCTTTGACCACAACTTGCATTCTTGCTTCAAACTTTGTCTTCTCGGCTTTAGCGCCTTCAAGCTGCGCCTCGTATTCCTCGACTTTCTTGATTTCTGAAAATATCTGATCTTGTTTGAGGTTTTCCCATTCATCAACTTGACGGCGCAGCGCATCGATGTCCTCAAGACCAGCCATCTCACCTTTCAACGCGCGAACATCATTAGCTTGTTTCTGCGCCTCTGCTTTGAAGGTGACGACTTGTTTCGATGCGCGTTCGCTGGCTCGCAGCCACAGGCCGAGGTCCATAACTTCATCAAGCAATTCGCCACGTTGCGGGATGCTTAGATCAAGAAACAGCGGCACCATTTGTCCGAAGATGACGCTCTGTAGAAAACGTCGATATGTCAACCCGATTGCTATATCAACGTCGCGCTGTTCAAGGGGATACGGTTCATCCGCGCCAACATCAATAGTAAGAATTTTGTTTGGCGAGCCTACACGCTCAAGCCAGAAAAGTTCTCCGTTTATCTCGAGTATGGCTTGCACGCGCGGACGTTTTTGTCCCCACGATACGATCTCTGACGCGATATTGCCGCGCGCGGTTTTACCGTAAAGCAGCCATATCAGCGCGTCCCACAGACTTGATTTTCCCGCGCCGTTCGCTCCTAGTCGCGGCTCGACTTCATTGACGCCGCCGAAAAAAATCAAACCTTCTTTGTCGCTGAACTCAATTGTTGTTTCGTCAGTAAATGACTTAAAGTTTTCAATCGTAAGCGACTTAACCCGCACGCTGCGCATTGATCTCTTCTTTTAACAAATCCTGGCCTGTGACGAGTAACGCATCGTCGTTTAGGTTTTCGTGTTTCGCGAACTCGGCCAGAACGTCTAGAGGTTCATAGCTCGTGGTATACCGCTCATCTTCTGGCGATTGCATTGCTTGCGGAATATCAACGATTGCTTCGACGCTGCTGATTGTCACGCCGTTAGCTTTTGCCCAATCCTTGATGATTGATTGCTCAACCGGCCATTGTGCGATTTTGTCGGCAGACATAAAAACACGCAGTTTGACTTGATCGCCTACGCGTAAATCGTCGATTTCTAGCTGATCAGTGCTGTTAATCTCGACTAGATGCCTGCGCATCAATCGAACTGATATTTCCTCGGCAATTGAAAAATCACTGTTTAGGCGCAGCATTCGAGTTTTATAACGATCGCCGAATTTGATATGAAAAGGCGCGCCGACGTATTCGATGTTGCCAACAGTTTGCGGTGTATGAATGTCTCCAGAATAAACTTTGCATCCTTTAGGAAACACGGGCACGCCTGCGAAATCAGTCAGCTTCATGCCGTTTTCGCCGACAACCCCGTTCACTGGCTGGTGCATAAATACAGCGCGTGGCTTTTTCGCTAGTATTTCTTTCCAGTCCGTTTCTGGGTTTGGAGACCAAGGAAATAGCGCGATTTTGTCAGCAAACATAGGTTCGGTAATATAACAAACTCCTGCGAGTTCAGATAGATAATTTATAAAATCTAAATAATACGGCGTAGCTAACGGAGCGTCGTGATTTCCTGCGAGAATTACTACGCTACGCCCCTCGTTAAATCCCGTTTCTTCAGTTAAACGGACAAGTTCAGCTATAAGACGATTGACCAGCACCGCGCTATGTTTATTGCCTTTATCTGTAATGTCACCAAGAATGTAAACCGGCTGAGGCTGTTTCATCAAAATACCGCCCAGCACGTCAAAAATCTGCCAGCGGTATTCGTCTTCGGGTTTATCGGTAAGGTGCCAGTCCGCGGTCAGGATCACGACAGCATCAGCCTCTCCATAGTCCGTAACAAAGCATCGCATTTTACACGCTTAATCATATCAGAAAGGCGAAAACACAAAACGCCGTGTCCTGATCCCGTATGTAACAAATGAAAACGAACGTTTGTATCGGTGCCGCCGTTTAGCAAACATCCCATAATATCTTCGCTGATAAATACAAGCGGCTCTTTATGGTCTTGTTTAGCAATAACCATCCACTGTAATTTTGCGCGTGCGGCTTCTTCGCGCGCTTTTGCGATCGTTACTGCGAGAAAGGACTGCCCGTCATGTCTACCAAACAAATAGCCCGCTAGGTCAATGCTGCGCCTGTGTTTACATTCGACCATAAACACACGCAAAAATGGGAATGCGAGTTCATGAGCTGCGCTCAAGTCTCCGGGCTGCGCGGTTTCAGCTTGCCTTTGCGCGGCACGCGTAAAGCGACTGCCTGAGCCAACAGATCGCGCAAATAGATCGGCGCGTGCTCCGCGTGTAATCCACAGCGACAAATCAACTCCAACCATACGTTCCCAGGTAGAGCCTTTGTTTTTGCTATTTCGCGCGGACATTATGCGTTCGGAACTTTTCGGATCGTTATTGTGTAAGTCGTATCAGGATTTATTTCGTCTATTGCGTTTTCACCGCTAAATAGATTTTCTGGATACCCGTATCCCTTAAAATTACATTCGCGAACTTCTGCGGTCTCGTGCTCTGTGTCGGTAAGCAAAGTCTTACGGCGCATTCTCACGACAAAAGATTTGGTTGAGTTTTCGTTTGTCAGTCTTTCCCAGCCGGAAAGCTTGAACGCGCCAGTCCACACTACGTCACTCATCGCTCGTATTTCCGCATAACAGGTTGCAGAGCTTCTTCGATTTCTCGCCAGCGTGTTCGCACTGCGTTCGCCATATCGCGATGCATCTGTGCCAACCCGGCGCGATCCCCAGAAGCGCGCATATCGGCAATCATACGAACCGCCTGGGCTTTGCTGCGTTCCCAGCCTAAATCTTCATAGGCTTTGTTATCTTCAAGCCACTTCAACAGTGTAGTTTCATCGTCCATCCCGTAGCCGAACAACAGCGTGAATTCGCAGTCTCGGAACGGCGGACCGGCCTTGTTCTTTTTTGTGCGCGCCGCAACCTCGATCCCGATGACGCGCTCTGCGCCTCGTATCGTGCGTTTCAGCTTTTTGATTTCAGCAAGCCACAAAACCTGCGATGCATAAAAATCCAAAGCGCGACCGCCGCTTCGTTTCTTGGTCTCGCCAAAGCGAACGCCGATGTTATCGCGAATTTGCGATATAACGAGCATCAAGCAATTTTTGTCACCCATGTCCCTGATACGCTTGCGAAACATTTCTGACAAAGCTTTGGCTTTCGCCGTGCCGTAAGTCGCTTCTCCGCGTTTCGCAGCCATTTCATCGTCGTCGGAAAGCGCGTCAAGGCTATCCAGAACGTAGAGACAGCCTTCACCGTCCGGCTGTGCCTTGAGAAATGCGTCTAGATCGTCTTCCAAATCTTCAACGGTTCGCACGGTATCGACTGTTTCCAGCCCTTCGGGCATGCCGAGCGTGTCAGCATAATTGCCGTCAAACGCATCTTCGGCTTCGACGTAACGAATGCGTTTTGTTGATCCGGTGATTGCTGCGAAATTGGCGCAAGCCTCGATTGCTAGAAGCGTTTTGCCAGACGAACGATCCCCGACGACATTTGCCACGCGCCCCATGCGCCAGCCACCACCCAGCACACAATCCAAAAGCACAGAGCCTGACGGCAGAAAATCACCCAAAGCCGGCTTGCGTTGCGCGACCTTTACTCTTTCCGCCATTAGCCGCGTCCTCGATAATGCATCGGATCAAGCGGTAATGCGTGCGATATTCCCCATTTTTCGGATGTGTCACTAAATGCCGTCGACCACACAACATCAATCGGTATACCGCCGCGCGGGTAAAAGAAGGCAGCAACTCGTAGCCATTGCGGAGAAATGCATTGTTTTATGTGCTCACCGATCATGCACGCACATTTTTCGTGGAAAATCGAGTAATTACGAAAACTTCCTAGATATAGCTTTAAGGACTTACTTTCAAGCAAATCGAGAGCTGGAACAAAGTCGATTACGATTGCCGCAAAATCTGGTTGTCCTGTGACCGGACAAAGCGAAGTAAACTCAGGCGATGTAAATCGAACAACAAAGTCATCATTTTCGCAGGAGAACGAATCACTAAGCGAAATAGCTTCCAAAATAGAAACATCGGGAACAGCTGGGACCGGCACTTGACGGCCCAGTGCATGGAACTCTGACATACGGTTTCCTTGACATTAGAAGCGAATACAGCCGGGTCTAACAACGTCCCGGTATAACAAGTGCCGAAAAACGTCTAAGCCGGCTATAGCGCTAAATTTGACGCTATCTGCGCGAGTTATACCTCTCGTGCAACTCTTGCGCGCGACTTCTGGGATTTGTGCGATCACGCGCCGGTTCTGGCTCAGGCTCAGCTCGTGGTTCTTCGCGCGGCCGAACGCGCGTTCGTTCAGCAGGCGCCGAGTCTCTATTGACTGCGACGCGAACGCGTTCAGATTTTTCGCGCGGCTTATCGAAATCAGGAATTTCGTCTTCTGGTATAGTTTCGCGGCGCGGCCTGCGCGCGTCATCAATTGTCGTGACCTTTGAACCCGTAGAGACTTCGACGCGACCACGGCGAGGTTCTTCGGGCTCTGCTTCGGCATCGCTTCGATACGCCCTGGTTCGCGGTAGCGTATCATCAACAAACTCGTCCCCGTCATCGCCCGCATACATACGCTTGAGCTGCGCATAGGTTTTACGGTTCAACAAATTAGGGATAGGGTTTTCAGCGATATAATCAAGCCACTGCTCGGCCTGACGTTGTGTTCCAAGCGTTGAAGGTTCACCGTCAACAACTACACCTGTATATTTTGTGCGAAGCTTTTCACCGTCTTTGTCGAAATAAACATCGTGACCCTCATCAGGATCTTCGATGATGTAGATTGTGCCCGTGCGCTTGTGTTGCGATGCTTTAGCTATTTCTTGATCCAATGTATAAGGGAGATTTATAAT